TTTATGGCGACAGCTAGCCAAAGTTTGTTTAATATGACTGTAGCCAGCGATAATGCTGGTGGCAATCAAGGCATGTTGATGCCTAAACTACAATATAGATTCAGAGTTAACTTTTTGAATTTCGGTGTTGATGCAGTTAATGGATTGCAATTAACCAAGCAAGTTATTGATTGCTCACGTCCTAACTTAACTTTCACCGAAATCACAATACCAGTATACAACTCTACTCTATACTTGGCGGGCAAGCATTCTTGGGCACCGTTCACAGTAAACGTCAGAGATGATGCTACTGGAAGCGTGTCTAGAGCAGTCGGTCAACAATTGCAAAAGCAATTGGACTTTGTAGAACAAGCTAGTGCTGCAACCGGGCAAGACTATAAGTTTCAAGTTAACGTTGAAATATTAGACGGTGGCAACGGAGCATCAGCACCAGCAGTTCTTGAAACGTGGGAATTATACGGTTGTTTCTTACAAGTAGCTAATTACAATGCATTGAACTATGCTACTAATGAGGTAGTTACTATTGCAATGACAATTCGTTATGATAATGCAGTTCAATCGCCATTAACTGCTGGTGTAGGTGCTTCTATTGGTCGTATTCTAAGCGGAGCATCGACAACAGGTATTGGCGCAGCAACTTAATATATCTAACGTCATATGGCGGGATTTATACAAAATCTTCTTACGGACGCTGCCGGAGCATTCTTCGGCAGCGAATACCTACGGGATTACACGCACGCAGCAAAAACATTTAGGACTAACGGTTACGCCTATTCTCCTAAATTAAAGTTTTTATTCCATACTTTCTTTGACATCAACACCCAAGCCTATAATCAAAATGTAGGTACTGGTGCTAATTTCGGGTTACTGGTTAAAACAGTAAAGCTTCCTTCTTTTTCGTTTGCTACCCACGAGTTAAATCAGTACAATCGTAAAAGAATAGTTCAGACCAAGATTAAATATGAACCAATCAGCATATCATTCCACGATGATAATAACAACCTAATTAGAGATTTGTGGAGAGCATATTACGGTTACTACTACGCAGATGGTACCAAACCTAGTGTGAGTTTTACAGGTGCTCGGGGAGCAGCAGGCCCAGCGCCCGGTGGTGCTGCTTCTGCTAAAGGTACAGTGGTTGATTATAATTCCAGAACTCCGTATGCTCCTGATTTTACTAGTAATAATGATTGGGGGTATATAGGTGAGACAAAGCTGCCTTCAGGACCAAATACTATTAAAGTTCCGTTTTTTAAAAATATAACAGTGTTTGGATTTAACCAGCATAAATTTTCAGCATACACTTTAATCAATCCCATCATTACACGATTTAACCATGATACCTATAGCTACGCTGAAGGCAGCGGCACTATGGAGCATACCATGGACATAGATTATGAAACTGTAGTATATGACTCAGGTAATATGGATGGAAGAACTCCTAGCAACATAGTCACTGGATTTGGAATGAATGATAGTTATGATAGGCGTTTAAGCCCTATCGCAAAACCAGGCTCTAATGGTACTATTCTAGGTCAAGGTGGATTAGTTGATGCAGCGGGTGGTGCGATGACGGATCTAGCAAATGGCAACATCCTAGGTGCTATACAAAAAGCAGGTACTACGTATAATACATTTAAGAATTTGAATTTAAAACAAGTTGCGAAACAAGAAGTATTAACTGGATTACAAAATTCTCTGACGAATACACCTAATGTAAATAGAAATACGTTGTTTGATATTCCAGGCGGCCCGGGTACATCACCTGGCCCATCAGGATTAGCCGGATCTCCGACAATTGGGGCAGCACAATCTCCCAAGATGATAGGTCCTACAAACGCAGGAACTACAACAGGTAACAGGTAATGGCACAAATTATTGATAACAGAGCATCCTTGTTTGAACAAACGATTAGAATTTATGATTCATTCTATTCAGTTGATTTAGTAGTCGGTGCCAGTCAGTATGATATCGTCTATGGGTATTTCAGTAGCGTATGTGACACTAAAAATATTGCCAAGAACTTTACTGCGTTTTTATTCAGAATTGCACAAGAGACTAATATTGATGTTTTAACTTTGTTAGAACAGTTACAAGGCTCAGCAGATAAATTGCAGATGAATAAGATTATGGCGTATTATCTAAATGGATTTAAATCCAAGACCTCATTGTACGGCTCAGGAATTGTACCTAGACCGGTGCAACCTGTATCCAGAAACATAGTGCAATAACATGCCAAAATATGCACAAGGCATATTTACTCCTAAAAACCCTGCTAAATATGTAGGCAAACACGCGCCTAGATATAGGTCTGGATGGGAACTAACATTTATGACGTTTTGTGACACAAACAAAAATGTAATATATTGGGCAAGCGAGGCAATGACGGTCCCATACAAACATCCAATCACCGGTAAGATTACTAATTATATCCCTGATTTTTTTGTAATGTATGAAAACAAGTATGGTAAAAAAATTGCAGAGGTAGTTGAGATCAAGCCCAAAAAACAAAGCATTATTGAGAGCAAAGCGGTCAGTGCTAAAGACAGAATAGTGGTAGCTATCAATCACGCTAAATGGGCAGCGGCGATGGCGTATTGTAAAGCACAGGGGTATGCTTTCCGGGTAATAACTGAAGATGATTTGTTTTACAATGGCAACCCAAAGAACAAAAGATAATTACATTATGGGTACCATGTTCAGACTAAATAGTCTATGACAAAAAAATTGCAGGACCTTTTTGAGTTACCACAAGATGAAATAGATGGGTTAGCAATGCCCATACCTGACCACGCCGGAGAAATTACCACACTTGCATTATCCAACCTAGAAAAGATTGAAAATGCTTTACCACAAGTTAGGGGGTTGGAAACGGGTGATATAGAGATGGACTCACTTGCTAATTTAGCTATCAGTAGTTACAAAGACCTAATGGATCTTGGAATGCAAGTGGATAGTAGATTTAGTAGTGAGATATTTAATGTTGCGAGTGCTATGTTAGGTCACGCTATTACTGCAAAGACTGCTAAACTAAACAAGAAACTTAAAATGATTGATTTACAGCTTAAAAAAGCCGCATTAGATCAAAAGAATTCAGCTAAAGATGAAGAAGTAGAAAGCACCAGTTTGGGAGAGGGTAAGACATTAGATCGTAACGAACTCTTAAAACTCCTTGCAGTTAAATCTGTAGATAAATGATAAATACTAGATACAGGAATTTATAATGAAAAGTTTAAAACAATTTATCACCGAGAGTTTAAAAACCTATCAGTACACCATTAAAATTGCCGGAACCGTTGATAAAAACTTCTTAGATATGTTTAAGTACAATCTAAACAAGTTCGATCCGATTGATATCAGCGACCCGGTGCAAACACCTATACAAAAATCTCCATATGGATTTCCTAATTTGTCTAATGAATCAGTAACTATCATTAAAGCAAATTTCAGATATCCAGCCACTGAACCAATGATACAACAAGTTGCTCAGTTATTGGGATATAATATCAATATGGTGCGTGTTATCACTACCGGATATGATGATAGCATTAATGATGAAGCTGAAGGGTATGCAAATCAGATGAAAGAAAGTCCAGTTCTTACTCACGAAGAAATGGAAGACAACGGAAAAGAAGCTAATAAAGCATACGGTGATTCATATCTACAAAGTATCAAAGATCAAATGAAGGGCTCTACTATAAACATCCCTTATGAAGGTAAAAAGACACCGAATGCGTTTGACCCATTCAAAGCAATTCCGCAGGATCCCAAGGGAAATAAAAGCCCTATGAGTACTATCACTCGGGCACCCAAGCCAAAGACTGGTGCAGCGGCTTAATAATAAATAGGACGAAATAACATGGACTTTAAAAGTTTACTAACAAAAATCGGCGAACTCCAGCAGGTACAGGAAGCCAAAGAAGAGACTTCAACTGGCGTCAAGCATAAGGGCAAATATGGTACTGAGTATCAAGGTGACGCCGATGATGAAGACACTGATGGCGACAAGAAGAAAGCTAAAAAAGCTGTTGCACCTGCTGAAAAGCGTGGTCGTGGTCGCCCTAAAAAGGGAGCAGACTCATCTACTGGTAAATTAGCAACATACAGTGGTGCTAAAGACCTGCAAGATTACATAGTAGGTAATAAGCCAAGCAAGGCCGTTGACAAACTACCAAAGAAAAAGCACACGCTTAAAGACTGGGTAGAGCAGATTGAGGGCAAATACATTGTTGAAGCAGGTTTAGCAGTTCAACCAATGCCAACTACTCCGCAGCAAAAACAACAACAGCAAATGGCATCAAAGCCGGCCTTTATGATTAAAGACCCGGCAAATCCAACTGCATCAGCAATTACTACCAGTGATCCAGCAGTAGTTAATGCTGCTAAAAATGGTACACTGACAATGCAAAAGCCAGGCACTACTCCTACTACTCCTGGCGCTCAGCCAGCACAAGGTGCGGGATCGCAAGTTGCTCCGGTACACGAAGAGGAAGATGATAACTTTATTAAAGGTGCTATCAAGAATCCGGGTGCCTTTACTAAGAAAGCAACAGCACACGGTATGACTCCTGCTCAGTTTAGAGCTAAAGTGTTAGCCCATAAAGAAAATTATTCTGCTAAAACAGAAAAACAAGCACAACTTGCCAAGACATTAAGTAAATTATCACACGGTAAAGTTAAAGAAGCTGATATTCCTCCTAATGACAGTTTGGCAAGCCCATTGTCAATGGAAGAAAGTAAAATGTCAATGAAGAAAGTCAATGGCAAGAGTGTTCCAGCATTCGCGGCAGATGGCAAGGGCAAAAATGATTTGACGAATAAGAAAGTGAAAGAAGCGGTAGACGCAGTATCAAATACTGACAAAAGTAAATTACCATCGATGGCACATATTAAGAAAATGTGTAAAGATGGCAAAACTGTAGCAGAAATTTGCAAAATGCATCCCAATTGCAACCAACCAGAACTAAAGAAAATGATAGCTGATTGCAAAAAGAAAATGATCAAAGAAGGCATGGATCAAAGATTACAATCTGCTCGTATGGAAGGCAACGCGCATGGTTTAAAAGGTCACTCACACTGTGGTAGAAACTATGATGACCTAGAAGAAGCACGGTGTTATCATGAAGGCTACAAAGCAGGTTTAGACGAATGTTATGGTCAAATGCCAATTCAAGGCTATGTAGGTGTGGCGGAGGCACAAATACCTACTATGTATAGTAAGGAGGTACCACTAGGTATGGAACATCTCGCTAGCTACAAATGTCCACACTGTGGCATTGCAAACAAAGTGCGAGATTGGGCAGCTAACGATAACGAGTGCCCAACCTGTTTAGAACCTCTACCGCACGGCTTGAATCAGATGGGATTGAAATCCCGAGGTGTGGCGGAAGGATCAGAACAACAATTAAGTGTCCAACAACTTGCAGCTATCAGTGACGAAGCACTAGATAAAGCATACGGCTATGGTCGTAGCAGTCCGGGCAATACATTTGGTTGGCAAGCTAACTTAAAATCGGCTTCTTATGCTAAACAAATGATTGACAAGGGTATTACTGATATAGAACAAATTAGTGATGCTATTCACAAAGGTTGGAATGTAACCGCACAGGCGTTTGTTAAAAATCCGGATCAATTTGATGACACTGCTAAATTACAAGCTGCTGGAACATTAGAAGGAAAACTTCAACAACGAGCACAGTTGATGAAACAAAATTATGCTCAGTTACCCGACAAAGAAAAAGAAAAAGATCGGGTTGTTGCCCGTGCATTGTTACAAGCATTAAAAGGTCAACAAGGTGTGTCGGAAGGCAAAGATGAAGGGTTTGAAAAACATAAGGCTTCAGAATGGCTACGAGATCCTAGATTAGAAGCACAAGTTAGTAACTTACAAGTAGGTGGCATTGAATTAAATATCAAGCAAAAGGGAATAACCGGTAAAAGCGGCCCAATGGGCAATCCAAAAGATATGTATACTACGGCAACAAATCCTATGTATTTCACCGAGTTTTTAAATTATCTAATTAAAAACGCTAGAGATCCAATAGTAACGGGTGGTGTTCAACAAAATGGTGCTATGGAGGAGAGCTTTTTAGGATTCGGTATGCCAAAATTTCGGGTAGTGCAACCTTATATTAACTCCATGTCGCCGGACCATGAAAATAGGGGCCGATTGGAAATAGATGGCAACGACCGCGCTGGCGAAATCTTTC